TTTTATCTAAATACACTTAGGAAAAAGAAGAGATTCAGTCCCTGGCTCCGTAAGGATAAAGTCACAGACCTCGAAATCATTAAACAATACTATGGTTATAGTAACGAAAAAGCATATAATGCTTTGAAAATATTAACCCCTGAACAAATTAGTTACATTAAACAACGACTTGACACTGGAGGAATGAAATGACTACTTCTACGCAGGAGCCTGAAGTTAAATGGTCGCAAGATCAAATGGTAGAAGTGCTTCTCAATGAACCTGATGATTTTTTAAAGGTTAGGGAAACACTCACAAGAATTGGTGTAGCATCAAGAAAAGAAAAGAAACTTTACCAAAGTTGTCATATATTGCACAAACAAGGAAGATATTATATAGTGCATTTTAAGGAACTCTTTGCTCTTGATGGTAAACATGCTAATCTCACTTCTAACGACGTACAGCGTCGAAATCGCATTACTCGCTTACTTGCTGATTGGGGGCTTATCTCTGTAGTAAAGTCAGAAGCAGTTGCAGATATTGCTCCTCTTAATCAAATTAAAGTTTTATCTTATAAAGATAAGGGTGATTGGATATTAGAGCAGAAGTATAATATAGGTAAGAAAGGAAAGTCTCAAGAGAAAGAGGCAGAGAAAACCGAATAAAAATATAGGGGATTCAACATCCCCTTTTTTTATATTACATGGTTAAATAGTAATGTCGCCTTCGGGGACACAACTTACACTCGCTTAATAAGGAGAACCATGAACACACTAGCAAGATACCATGCTGCAAATCTTCCAGATCTTTTTGATAAGATTACTAAGAACAGCATAGGGATGGATGAATATCTGAATAATTTCTTCAATTCAGATTTCCCTCAATCAAATTATCCACCATACAATTTAATACAGTTAAATAATCATGAGTCAACACTGGAGATCGCACTTGCAGGGTTTAAGAAAGATCAGCTACAAGTCTTCACGGAGTTTGGAAAGTTATATGTCAAAGGCAGAAAAGAAGAACCGAAAGTTGATGGAGAATTTATCCATAAAGGATTGGCCCAACGTTCCTTTGAACGAGTTTGGACGGTCTCCGACGATACGAAGATTGGATCCGTCGAGTTTGTGGATGGACTCCTCACAGTACAATTAAATAAGATTGTACCAGAACATCATGCAAGAAAAGACTTTTTATGATATAATATAAGAGTCAAGGTTTCTCTACCTCTGACTGCTGCAATCCCCTTTGGTAGTTTCAGGATTGGAGGCGATAGGAAACTACCACATATATTAAATTTGATTATGACTGAAAGAAATTGGGATGATCCTCTTGACTTTAAAGAAGAGGGAATTGTACTTGATTATAAGTTAGCAGGTGTCGATATCGATGCTGGTAATGATTTTGTAAATCAAATTAAACCACAAGTAAAGTCCACTCATAGGCCAGAGGTCTTGGGTGGATTTGGTGGTTTCAATGGTATGATGAGAATACCTGCTGGATATGAAAGTCCTATATTAGTTTCTGGAACGGATGGTGTAGGAACAAAAGGTAAACTAGCAACACTTTTTCACAAGAATTATAATATTGGTATAGATCTTGTTGCGATGTGTGTGAATGATGTAATTACTTGTGGAGCAGAACCTTTATACTTCCTTGATTATATTTCTTGTCCAACAGTAAAAGATAATTCAAAGATAGTAGAATTGGTTGCAGGTATTGCTGATGGGTGTCGTCAGGCAGGTTGTGCTTTACTTGGTGGAGAAACAGCAGAGCATCCTCAAGTCAATGCACTTACTCCTGATTATGATATTGCTGGATTCTGTACTGGTGTAGTAGAAGAAAAGAAAATTATAGATGGAACTGCTATCAAACCATCTGATAAAATTATAGGTATAGAAAGTAATGGAGTTCATGCTAATGGGTTTAGTTTAATTCGTTATTTAACAACTCGTTTGAAGTTGAAGGTAACAGAACATCCAGAGTTACTTAATCCAACAAGGATTTATACTTCTGTAGTAAAGCGATTATTAGGGGAAGGTGATTGGATTTATGGTATGGCACATATTACAGGAGGAGGTATCCCTGAGAACCTTCCTAGATGCCTTCCAGAAGGATTGGATATTAAGGTTGATTATAATGCATGGACTGTTCCTGATATCTTTAAGACAATTCAACATGAAGGTAATGTAGATGAATTGGAAATGAGAAGAGTATTTAATCTTGGTATTGGGTATTGTGTAGTAGTTCCTGATAATCGTGCAGAACTTACTATGGATATTATTAGAGATGAAGGATTGAAGTGCTGGACAATTGGAGAAGTTGTGCTAAAATAGTATTAAGCGATTATATATTATGACTATTAAATTATTATTGCTCAAGTCGGGTGAAGACGTTATCTGTGATGTTAAGGAAATGGCAGCAGGTGATGACGGTAATGATAGAAGAGTAATAGGGTATTACTTAAACAAACCTTGTGTTGTTAAGATGCGAAACCCTAATGTTCTTGCTGAAGAACAAGAAGGAAACACTCAAAAAGCAGGATATGAAGTTTCCTTATTTCCTTGGATACCTCTTACTCAACAAGAAGAGATTCCTATTCCTGCAGACTGGTTAATTACACTAGTTGAACCAGTTAACAAATTAAAAGAAATGTACATCGAGGACATTGTAAAAAATGGAAATCAAAGTAATAGCACTGACAACAACCCAACAGATTCTGATAAGTCAAGTTGATGAAGTCCCTGCTGCAATTCCAGGTGAACCTGATTGTAAGTTAGTTAATCCTTTTTGGGTCAATACATTAGAAGGGACTATAACTTTAGAACCATTTTTAAATGGTATTACTAGAGAAGATGAATTTATGATGAGTTCTGATAAGATACTCACATTAGCGGAACCAACTCCAACCTTACTTGAAAAATATCAAGACCTTATTAAAGAATGAAATTTTACACCAACGTTCAACTGATCGGGAACCAGTTTCTGGTTCGTGGAGTTGAGAATGGTAGAAGGTATGAACATCGTGATGAGTTCTTTCCAACTCTATTTGTCAAATCTAAAAAGAATACTAAATATAAAACGTTGAGTGGAGAAAAGGTTGAAGCAATTAATCCAGGAACGGTTAGGGACTGTCGTGAATTCTATAAAAGATATGACGATGTTGAGGGATTTGAGATTTATGGGAATGACAGGTATATTTACCAATATATTTCAGAGAAATACCCAGTTGATGAAATCAAGTTTGACATATCTCAAATTAAGCTTGTTACTTTGGATATTGAAACTACGTCTGAGCA